GTTGATCCCAAAGCAGAGCTGTGGAAGCTACCGTCAATGTATGTTGGCCCCTATGCAGAGACCGACGCCGAGGTAACCTTAGAACTTTGGAATTGTTTCAAGGCTCTTATACAAAAAGAAGATCTTAAATCTATCGTCGATCTAGAACTGGGCGTCCTACCTGTCCTTATTGACATGACATGGAAAGGTGTTCGTATCGATACAAACCGTGTGGAGCGTACTAGAGACTATCTGCTTAAAGAAGAAAAGAAAGTTTATTCACGGATCAAGGACCTTACCAATGAAAACGTAGAGATATGGGCAGCTGCTTCGCTTGCTAAAGCTTTCGACAACGTCAGTCTACCATATCCAAAGACCGACAAAGGTGCACCAAGTTTCACCAAAGCGTTCCTTGCAGAACATACACACGAATTACCAAAGCTGATCCTCAGATGCCGTGAACTTAATAAGACGCACGGTACGTTTATCAGCACCATTATGAAATATACCACGCCTCAAGGCCGTATACATGGGCATATCAATCAGATTAGATCAGATGATGGCGGTACAGTTTCAGGACGTATCAGCATGAACCATCCTAACCTACAGCAAATACCAGCCCGTGATCCACAGCTGGGACCAATGATACGCTCGTTGTTCCTACCTGAAGAGGGAGCCAAGTGGGCTAGTTTAGATTACTCGCAACAGGAACCACGGATCTTGGTTCATTACGCTCATGCTTTTGCCCGTTCGCAAAACCAAAACATGAAAGGCGTCAATGAATTTGTCGATGGTTACATCAATGATCCTGACATGGATTTTCATACGATGGTAGCTGAAATGGCAAAGATACCACGAAAGCAAGCCAAAACCATTAACTTAGGTTTGATCTATGGTATGGGCGTAAATAAGCTGTCAGATCAACTAGATATACCTGTCGATGAAGCTAAAACATTAATACAACAATACCATGACAAAGTCCCGTTCGTAAAATTTTTAATGAACGGCGTCATGAATAAGCTAAACAATCGCACCAGCTCAGGTTCGATTCGCTCTATACTCGGTCGCAAGTGCAGATTTGATCTATGGGAGCCTGATACCTTTGCTATGAACAAGGCTTTGCCTTATAAAGAAGCGGTCAATGAATATGGACCAACGACAAGATTAAAACGAGCTTATACTTACAAAGCACTTAATAGACTGATCCAAGCCTCCGCAGCTGACATGACAAAACAAGCTATGGTTAATATTTATTCTGAGGGGATTATCCCGTTAATTCAAATACATGACGAGATAGCCGTATCCTTTACTTTAACTGATGAGACAAAAAAGGTTGCATCTATTATGGAAGACGCGGTAAAATTAAATGTCCCTAGCAAGGTTGATGTGGAAGTTGGACCTTCATGGGGCGAATGTGAGTGAAATCGCATAACAATCCTCCAAAAGTACAAGGTCCAGTGTAAAAGCTGGGCCTTGATAAAGTAAAAGGCCCAGAGCAAATCTTGAGCCTTTTTACAATTTACACCCCTCAAATATTTTCAATTCTAAAAGGAGAAAAATTGAGAGACTTAAAAATTACCAAATAAAATAGTTAATTACAACCTTTTTCTTGTAATATCTTGTAAAATCGCATAATATCTTAGAAAAAATGAGGTTTACATGGATACAAATAAATGGAAAAGCGTTCTTGTACCAAAAGATACATATGAAAAGATAAAAGCTATCGCGAAAACAGAGGGAAGAACGATTGGCGGACAGCTGAGGCATATCTTCTCACAGTACAAGTCTGAAGATCAGGCTCGTGTCGAAGAGATGGTTGACGCTCACATGAAGCGAAAGACTCAATCCGCAGCTGAAACAGCTTCTTCAGGTTGAAAATCTTCTTTTTGCATCAATTTTGACGCCACAACGCCTAAATTATATAAAGCGTCTGTCATAGGCCCGTCTGACGCTTTCTTGCCCCTACCCGTCACAAATAGCTCTACAGGTTCTTCCGTATCAGGATGATACGATACTGTTATCGATAAGCCCTCTCCTACATCAGTCGTGATGCACGGCCTACGGTTCGGTAATTTTTTGCTATTTGGTATGTTCATTTTTGTCCTCTTTCTTCTGTGTATGAATAACTCTGTTGTTCTTTATCTTATGACAAGTGCATAGGCTTGAATACTTCCTACGACCGCACTTGTTACAAATAACACATGGTTTTCCTCTAATTATTAAAGTCATAAACCTTTAACTATAAATAACTTTTATTAAATTAATAGACTTGACAGCAAAAAAAGTTATAATCGAATCATAACAACCGCAGAAAGTTTACAAATGGACCCTGTAACGATTACCGCGGCATTGAGTGTTGCTAAATCAGCTTTTACCGCAATTAAAAATGGATTTGCAGTCGGAAAAGATATAGAATCTATGGGAAAAGATCTGTCACGCTGGATGGGAGCCCTAAGCGACGTCGATAATGCCGAACGAACCACGAAAAATCCGTCAGCTCTACAAAAATTATTCAAGGGCAAAGAAATAGAAGCCTCGGCCATCGAAGCTTTTACAGCTAAAAAGAAACTGGAACAGCAAAGACAAGAGCTGAAGACCTTTATCAATTTTCACTACGGAGCTAATTCTTGGAATGAAATACTACATATGGAAGGCCAAATAAGAAAACAAAGACAGAAAGATGTTTATGAACGGCAAGAACTCATCAGAAAAATATGGGAATGGATCGGAATTACTGTGCTTTGTATCACGGTTATCGGATTTATTGTGCTTTTAGCTTATCTTTATGCAAATAAAAATTGACACATATGTGATCATATGCGATAACTGGTGTTGAAAAAGAAACAATAAAACTACCTTTTTCAAGATTCTTTATTTATGACCTTAATCAAAGATAAAGAACTATATAATGTGTGATGAAAAGAAGCTGTATAGAACTCCTCGTTTTATGCAGCTTTTTTATTTGACATAGTTAATTATGTGTATAGGATATATCGCATAACACATTATAGGAGATGATATGGAAAAACCTTTATTTGTAGAAAAAGGTCAAACTTATGAAAAAAAAATCTTTTCAGGAGGAAAGTTTACAATGACTTTTCAGGAAGATGAACTTTATTACATAGATGATAAACGTATTTACAATTATAAACTTATCGAAAATGATGATTATGAGCCTAATAAAGAATGTACCAGCTGTGATGTTGAATACACTTGTTGGGATTGTGAAGCAGAACAGATCAGAGAAAGGTATCCTGAAGCACGGTACACGGATCATTTAGAATGGATAGTTCCTAATGGTACAAAATAAAACACACGCTGTCATGAGCCAAAGACATGAGGATAAGGATAGTAAAGACTACTTTCCTACTCCGCCTTGGGCAACGAGAGCGTTGTTTGAAAAAGTTTTAAAAAAATATTGGCGTATACCCGATAAGTTTACTGGACGATATGGACATATCAATTGTTTGGAACCAGCTTGCGGAGCTGGTCACATGACAAAAGTATTAAAAGAGTATTTTGATACAGTTGTTTCAGCTGACATAGATGATTATGGCCAAGACCGAATCGCCGATTTCCTTAAAACAGACGAAAAGCAGAAGTATCATTATATTGTAACCAATCCACCATTTAACCTGGCTGAAGAATTTGTATTAAAAGCATTAAAACAAGCAAGATACTGTGTTGCTATCTTTGCAAGAACACAGTTTTTAGAAAGTGTAGGAAGATATGAAAGATTATTTAAAGAAACACATCCTGATTTTGTGGCTCAGTTTACAGAGCGAGTACCAATCCTTAAAGGAAAACTATCGGCAACGGCGTCCACAGCTACAAGCTATGCTTGGTTTGTTTGGAAAGGCTTTGAAGAAGATGAAAGGTCGTTTGGAACGGATTTGGTTTGGATACCGCCATGTCGAAGTCAGCTTGAAAAGCAAGGAGACTACGAAGAGAGTGTGGGAACACCATATCCTAAGTCCACAAGTCACGCCTCGCAAAGAGACTTATTTCCAAAAAATTAAAAACACCTTTATATATAGACAGAAAAATAAAAAAAATAATTTTATTAAAAAATAGGTGTAACTAGTGTAACCATGTAACTTTTACTCTGTATCCCTTTATATATAAGGATTTTAGTAGTTACATATATGGTTACATTACTGATATACAAATATGTAACCATACTGTTAAATCAAGTTTGGCCTTATAAGAGCCTAAAAAGTTTTTTGAAAAAAAATAATTTCTGTTATATATATAAGATATGAGTATTTTAAAACCTTTGAAAAAAGGAAGAGGTCGGCCAAAAGTCGATATACATAGCAAGCTCTCTCGTAAACAAGAGAAGTTTGTTAAAGAGCTTGTCTCTAACGATGGTATGATAACCATGAGAGAAGCTGCCATAAATGCTGGTTTTCCAGCTTCTTCAGCTCATACAAGAGCTTATGAAATGACTAATCCTGAAATCTGTCCTCATGTTGTAAAAGCTATACAACTTTATAGAGATGAGCTGGATGAAAAATATGGCGTTAATTACAAACGTCATTTAAAAGATTTGCAGACAATTAGAGATAGAGCTTTGGAGAATGGTGCTTATTCAGCCGCTGTTCAGGCTGAGTATAGAAGAGGACAAGCACAAGGTAATATCTATATTAATAAATCTGAGATTAGGCATGGCACGATTGACAGTATGTCTAAAGATGAAGTAATTAAAGCTCTTAAGGAGATTAAAGATTCGTATGAACCAAAAAGAGTTGAGGGAGTTATTGACCACGAAGACACCGCCTCAGCCGAAGAAGGAAAACGGCTTCTATCAGGAGATCAAAAGAGCAGTAGAAAAACTGCCTGATAATATAATCCTGACAAGAATAGAAAACTGGATGACATTAGGCATACCTGATTTACTTGTCTGTGACGCAAAAGGTAAATTTCATTTTATAGAATTAAAAGTTACAGTTGGTAATGTTGTTAAGCTTTCTCCTAATCAGGTAGCTTGGTTAACTCGGCATGGACATGGTTCAGCTTGGATTATGGTTAGAGGCCGTGAGGATTTATATTTGTATCAAGGTAAAGATGCAGTAGAGCTGAGAAGCAAAGGCCTTCAGCTGAAACCATATCTTCAACTTAAATATCCTTTTGACTGGAAAAAACTTTTTGATTTGACAATAAATTAAAGGTATGCGATAAATCTTATTACACATTATATAGGAGACCGTATGCACAAAGCATTTCAAAAAGCTGTAGCCTCAGCTCGATATTTTAAAAACAAAGGCGAAATAGATATGTGGCGTAGTGTTTGGCATGATGGCAAACCTTACGACTATCATCTGAACACAGACTTAGATTTAGATTGTCCTGATCGTAGTCATGTTTGTGAAGTTTATGTATATGCTTGTATTAAAAAAGCAGATGGATTTTACGATACTGATACAAGTAACACCTTGTATGTCCACAGATTTAAAGATTTACCAAAAGGTTACGACAGTTGTTGTAAATGTGGAAGTAAAGAACAGCCAATGGAAGATATGGAGCAAAGCTTCGCACCAGTTCTTTTGTGTGACGATTGCTATACAGAACTTAGAGTTATGGTAGCTAATTACGTTAATTGTAATCTTCAAAGTTTAGAGATATAGGAGGATCTATGAAAAACACATGGGGATATATTTATGGCGATGAGTGTGACGAGTTGTGGGAGCATTTTGGTATGCCCAACAGAGATAAGAACGATCGCATGAAAGTTAAGTTTATTGAGTATCAGACAGAGGAGGATTATGATGACCAAAAAACTGTATAAAGTAACTTGTACCTCTCAGACTTATACACATTATTGGGTAAGAGCGGAGAATAAAAAAGATGCTGAAGAAAATTATGGCAACTTTGAAAAAACTTTAGACGATCCGTTGTATGGTGCTAATGACGAAGAAGTTTTAGAAGCTGTGCAAGTTAAGGATGAGGACTTTCCTTATATCAAAGTTAAAATAGTTTGGGGATCAGATCGTGATGAAAATAACATTGAAGAATATAGGTTTGACACTAAAGAAGAATACTATGCCTTTATGAAAGGTGTGGATGCTTCAAATGGTTGGATGGATTATGACACCATAGGAGACGGAGAATCTTTTGAAACCGTAGAAGAATGGAGGGAATACCATGGGAGATAATAAAGAACTCATTTGTGAGAGTTGTAGTACTACTGAAAATACAAAATATCGCAACGAATATGGTGGGATTTTATGTTGGACTTGCCATTTTAATTTGGTGGAGGAGATAGATGAGGACTATAATGATTAAAGACTTAGGCAATCTTTGTATCGATTGCAAAGAAGATACAAGTTTTGGATCAGGTAAGTTCGTCAATCGTATTCCAGCTGATGACGGAGAAGTTTCAGGATTTATGTGTGCTGATTGCCAAATGGTTGAATGTGATTCTTGTAAACAAAAAGTTTTTGAATATGAAACAAGTGAACAAGGTTGGTTTTGTGAAGACTGTTATCCTGATAATTGTACGGATAATGAGTTTTTAGAACTGGCGTTTGATCTCATGGAAATCCCAAAAAAAGATAATGGTGAAATCATAGAAAAACCATCTTTGTATTTTATAAATCAATTAAAAAAACTAAAAAAGATGGAGGATAATAATGACTAAACTACAAAAATTCTATGTAAAAGTTATTCAAAAACATGAGTTTTACATTGATGCGTATAACTATAAACACGCAAAACGTATAGCACTTGAGGACTATATTTGGGACGAACATCAAACTTATCCTAATACTTATAATTACAAAATAGAAGTTAATGGTTGGTATTCTGACGATGAGGAGCATAAAGACCAAAAAGAATTACACAACGATGCTGTAATAGATAATCAATATGAAAGGAGGTAGAATGTTTTTTTTATTCGATTGGATTGGAAAAATTTTATACGGATCAGACTACGACAAGTATAAAAACCAACGACCCAAAACAAGACGTAGAAGATAAAATATAGGCCATGTTTGACATGGCCTTTTTTATTTGATAAATATATAAGATAAATCACATATTATAGGAGAACTTATGTCGAGATATAATTCAGATGCTTTAGACGAAGCTTGTGAAGAAATGCTAGGCCATACTAACTGGTCTTATGCAGACACCCAAGACCTTGAAAAAATTATTGCTGAGAGAAAAGGCGATATACCAAAAGATAAGGAAATAGAACATATCGTTATATTTTATACAGAACCTGACGAAGATGACGATGAAAATGAGGAGGAAGAAGAATGAAAATATATAAAAGAAGTGTTTATGAAGATCAGAAATATACCATATCTTTTGGAACTGAAGAAGATGTTAAAGATTGGAAACAAGAAGAGCAAGATTGGATTGCTCAAGATTTTTCTATTGAAGATGATAGCATTGAACAAATCGGAGTATCCACAGATAAAAACATTGGTGCTTTATTAAACACAATTAATAAAATAATTAGGGAGGATAAATAATGCCAGTAATGATAAGAACTGTAGAAAATGAGGGGACGTATGAGCGTTCCCACAAGCATTTTTTTGAACTTTTAGATTGTAAGTTAGTTATTCGTAAGTTTTTAGGGGGGAAATCTTGGAGTGGAAAAATTGCAGTAAATCAAGACGGCAAAGAAATAAAAGACATAGATTTACTTAGATTAATTTATGCTAATTTTAAAGTTTTTAAAAAAGACGGCTATGATGATTTCTTTATGGTTAGAGAATATATTGACGATGATGGCGATTGTCAGCACTCCCCTGAGATTGAAGTTTATATTGATCGAATAGATCATGTAGATGAAGATGATATTAAAGTTTTAAAAAAATGGGGATTTGCATAAGACTTTACATATAAGAAATATCTGATATATTAAAAACTGAGTATTTATTGCTCAGTTTTTTTTATGTTTTAACCATCACACAAAGGAGAAAATATGAGACATTTAGAAAATAATAATAGGACTTTAGAGAGTTTGTTAATTGATATCAAAAGCCATAACGATATGAAACAAGACTTTATTGCACCTACAAACCAACTTCAGTTTAAAACCATAGAAAATGACAAAGGCGTTAAAATTAGTCAGATTATTATGGAAGCTGATAGAGGAGAGAAAACTCAAATCTTAAATGCAAACCAAGTATGTTTAGATCAAATTGCAAATAAGATTGAAATCCAAGCCCCAACATTTAGGCGTTTATTAAATGAAGTTCCAGAGGAAACGGACGCCGTTGTTAATGCTTTATTTGAAAAAAATCCAGTTAGGAGAATGATCAGAACTTATGATAATCCTCATGCATTATCTCCATTTAATTATGACCATCATACTGGAATTGCTAGAGCATTTGTTTCTGATAAATTTAAAACTTTTGATAATTCTGATTTATTAGAATCTGCATTACCTACACTTGGGGAGTCTGGTGCTTCATGGAAAATTGTTAACTATGCCAACAGCGATAAAAAGCTTTACATTAGATTGAAAAGCGAAGTTATAACAGCTGATGCAGGTGTTAACGATATTATGGCTCATGGGATAGGTATTTCTAACAGCGAAGTTGGTTTTGGTAGTATTTCAGTTTTTGGTATATCTTGGACATTAGCTTGTTTAAATGGGATGCAAACTGAAAATGTAACTAGGAAAGCCCATATCACGAGTGCTAGAACTGGAGATCATTATAACATTTTAACCGATGAAACTAAGGACGCCGACAACCACGCCCTGAAGCTTCAATTAAGAGATATAATTTCTTCTTATGGTAGTAGAGAAACATTTGATGAAAATGTTGAAAAAATTAGACTAGCTAAAGAAGATAAAATTGCTGTAGGCAAAAATTACACTGAAGCTGTTGAGGACTTAGGCAAGGTCATGTCTTTATCTAAAAAAGAAACTTCAAGTGTTTTAGATGGTTTATTAAATACCATAGGACAAAGAGGTTACGAACAAGGACAGCCAATATCAAAGGCAACTTTAGTGAATGCTTGCACTAATGTTGGTAATACGGCTGAAGCTGACAACGTAGACTTTTGGCAAAAATTAGGAGGGAAAGTTTTAAACCTTAAATCTAATGATTGGAATAGAGTCGCTTTAGCTTCTTAATAACCGAACTTTAAAACCTACTATAAACGGCGTAATTTGACTTTTACGCCGTTTTTTTTTATTATCCCATAATATCACATATTTTATAGGAGATTGTTAGATATGGCCTTACATTATGATACTAGGAAATGCGATTTAAATGACATTTCAAAAGACACTATTAGTGCAATGATTCATGTTACAATGGTTATTGATGTTGGAGAGTTTACCGAAAAAAATGTAAAAGATATTTTTTATCGTATTAAAATATCTGAAATGTTACACGGTACCCCTTTTTTATATACTAATCCTAAAAATCCAAAATCAGTTTTAGCGGATCAAGATTTAATAAAAAAGTTCATTGGTTTAAAAACTAATGTTAGGACGATCAGTTTAAAAAAATGGTTTAGTAGTAAAGTAAAACAATATGGAGTTTTAAATGCTTAAATTATTTGCTAGTGATTATGTTTTAGTAAATTCTAAAACAAAAAAACCAATAGAGTCATATGAAATTATTAATCATTATACATCAGTTATAGATGAATTTAATGAACGTCTGGAATCTGAAAATTGTGAATATATTTCAATGGCTAATTTATCAAAAAAAGAAAAAACTAAATATTTAAAAGCAATAAAAAAAAGGGAGGAATTTAATGAAAAAATTTAACTTTCAAAAATGGCTTGCATTATTGCCAAAACATTTTTTAATTGAACATTGCCACACCGAAAAAGGGACGATTTATTTAATATTAAGACACGAAAAAGACAAATAAAAATTAACAGCCCTAACAGATTAAAACGCTAGCAATTGACTCTGCTGGCGTTTTTTTTTATATTAATGCTTCACACATTTAAAAAGGTAAATTTATGTTAACAACTACGATATATAAAAAGAACATTTTTGAATTAGAAAATTATCAATTCAAAATATTAAAACCCAGTACAAATAAAAAGCTTGGAAAAAAAGTTTTAAAAGGCAAATACAAAGATTATAAATTTAAA